AAAAGCAAGGCATTAGTAAAGAAAGTGCTAATGCTATTACTGCATCCATAGGTCGAAAGAAATATGGTAAGTCTGAATTTCAAAAAATGGCTACGGCCGGTAAAAAGAAAAAGTAATGAAAAATTGGTACCTATCAAAAACTATTTGGGGAGTATTTATTGCGCTTGCCGGGATGGCTATGCACAGAAGTTTCCCTGATGTCTCAACTGAGATTGTTGAGATTATTGGTTTATCTCTTGCGGCATACGGTCGCATAGTAGCCGAAACAAAATTAAAATAACCATGGCCACATCTCACAGACCATTACAAAAGAAAAGCAGAGGACTTGGTGACACTATTGAAAAGTTCACTAAGGCTACAGGTATAAAAGCCGCTGTTGAAAAAGTAACTAAAGCTGTTGGGATTGATGATTGTGGTTGCGAAAAGAGAAAGCAACAGCTTAACAATCCAAACATATTAGTCAACAAATTATTGTACAATACAAAAAATAAAAAATAATGAGTACTCTTGTTAAATCAAGCTCCTTTGTTCATGCCATGCCATTAACACCGGTTTCGCTTCAGGTAAAATCCGATACTGTAAATATACCATATGTTGGTACAAACTATAAAGATGGTGCTGCGACAACTATTACAGCAAATAAATTAGTTGATTCAGGCGCAAACTTTACAACATTAAATGTAAAAGTTGGAGATATCGTATGGAACATGACAAGCGGCAATGCTGCTTATGTAACAAATGTTGACAGCGCAACTCAATTAAGTTTAAGTGTAAATGCATTTGGAACATTAAGTGATGCTTATAGATTATTTGCTGCATCTGATATGTTTGGATTTCAAAGTGCTTGTTATTTATATATAACAACAGGAGGTCTTTTGAAAGTTACAACAGCAGGCGGGGAAGTTCTTCAATACACCGGTGTTTCATCAACAATTTGCCCGGTTCAAGTTACTCGTGTTCATACTGCCACAGCAGCAACAGGGTTAATTGCTCTTTGGTAATAAAATATTGTAAAAAATGATTACTCTTGAATCGATGGCTGATGAATTAGAGAGCATCAAGGGCGAGATGTCCGAGATGAAGACAATGGTAAAAGACATACACATCTTACTTGCAGGTAATCCTATTGATAGGGAGGCGGGAGGATTGTTAAGCGAGATAAGGACAATGAGAACCGAACTTGATGAGATTAGAGACCAACTCCGTAAGTACAAAGCTTACTTTTATGCTCTTGTTAGTTTAATAGCCATGGGCGCATTAAAAGTTATTGTTGAATTTTTTACAACTAAGTAATGGCCGGGTACACAAAGAAATCAAAATCAAAAGGGATTGCTGCTAAGAATAAGACAAGCAAACTCAAATCAAGTAAATTATACAAGAAACCATATAAAGGTCAAGGTCGATGACAACACAACAAGCAAAAAGTAGGTTTGGGGAACCAAATGAAACAGGGATTGGGTACTTAGAAAGGATTGTTTTGCCTTATCCTATGCGTATTGCTTGGGATACTGACACTACTGTATCGAGTATGATGTGCCATAAGCTTGTGAAGAGTAATTTTATTGGTGCATTTAATGATATCCTTGCTGCATACGGTGCTGATAAAATCAAATCATTGGGCATTGACCTATTTGGTGGGTGCTTTAACTACCGTAAGAAGCGTAATGGAGCCGCAATGTCCATGCATTCATGGGGTATTGCTATTGATTTAGACCCGGCACGAAACACATTAAGGGAGAGTAGTGCTACAGCAAGGTTTGCTCGTCCTGAATACAAGAAAATGATTGATGCATTCTACGCTAATGGGTTCATTTCCCTTGGGAAAGAGTTGAATTACGATTGGATGCACTTTGAAATCAAATAATTTATGGGAAAAAAGTTCAAAGACACCAAGGTTGGTGCGTTTTTAAAGGATAAGGCACCAAAAGTGTTAAATACCGTAGGGGATTTACTCCCATCTAACGGAGTTTTTGGGGTTGTCAAGAATTTAATAAGCTCATCAGAGGAATTAAGCCCCGAAGACAAGGCATTTGCCATGAAACAACTTGAAGAGGACGTTGCTGCTTACGAGATTGAGGTAAAAGACCGTGATTCAGCTCGTCAACGCGAAATAAAGATGGCTGAAAACAAAAAAGTAGACTTTATGTTTAACTTAACAGGCTTGATTGGGCTTGGGGTGTTCTGTTTTATAGTGTATGCTATAGTTTACTTGCAGATACCTGAGCAAAACAAAGAGATTTGGATTCATCTGATAGGTATTGCAGAAGGTGTTGTGCTGTCTATATTTGGATACTACTTTGGTAGCTCGATAAAAAAGAATGTACATCCATAATTTAATTATATTTGCATCATATGAATACAGAAATCTACTTAACTCAAGAAGAACTTGAAAAAATCAAAGCAATCAACTCACGGTTAGCAAAAGCAAAGATGGCAATTGCTGATATTGAAATTGAAAAGTCTCAAATACTCCGTGAAATTGACAGTATGTACTTTGAAATCTCATCACATGAAAAATCTCTTATCGAAAAGTACGGAGAAGACATGGTGGTAAATATACAAACAGGTCAAGTTACCAAGAAGGAAGCTAAACCTAAAATGGAAATGTTTAAAAACTAATACTATGACACCCGGAAAATTCATCGGAACATTATTTCAGTCACGCGACATGATGCATATTGCTCACTTGCAGACTACATCTTTTGCGGAACATAAGGCACTCAATGGCTATTATGATTCAATTCTTGACTTAACCGATACGTTTACCGAAGCGTACTTTGGTCGTAACAAGCGTGTTGAAATCATCATACCTGAGTCAAAAAATATGGATTCTGTGTCTCATATGAAAGAACTTCAAGCTATCCTTGATACTGAGCGTAACAACTACTCGTCTGAGTTGCAGAATATCATTGATGAAATGCTTGGACTTGTAGACAAGACGTTGTATTTGCTAACATTAAACTAATCAGAAATGTCTAAAATAAGTTTATACCCATCTACAACTCCATCTCTTGGAGATATGTTGATAGGTACTGATGTGTCCAACTCAGATGAAACAAAAAACTTCACCATTGGTGATATGTTGGATTTGTACGATTTAAGTAATTTGTCTAAAGGTTCATTTTACGACAGTATAACTCAGACATTAACAGGAGGTGCTAATGTCGGTGTCCCTATTATATTACGAACAACAGATACATCAGTTACAAGTGGAATATCTATAGTTACTGATGGAACAGCATTGACAAGAATAACATTTACAAAAACAGGCGTTTATAATCTGTTATTTTCTTCTCAGTTAGCAAACTCAGGAGGTACATCTCAGACTGTTGATTTTTGGTTGCGTAAGAATGGGAATACAGCTGCGGCTAATATTGCCGATACAAATGGTAAAGTTCAATTGCAGGGTAATGCAAATTACTTGATGGCCGCTTGGAATTACTTTGTAAATATTACCGCAGGTGATTACATACAACTTATGTGGACTGCTACATCAACAAATGTAACCATGGTTGCAGAGGCAGGAAATTTAGTTCATCCTGCTACGCCAAGTATAATTGTAACTTTAAATCAAGTTTAATGGATATTCGTAAGGTATCAATAGGCCCCGACTTTAAAAGCGGGGCTATGCATTATATAGTAGGCCAAAGAATACTTGGCGATACCAATGACATTCACTGCATAAAACAAAATGCATCGGGCGATATTTCAATTTACATCATCAATAATAAAAATGAAATTGTACTTTGGAAGAAATTCAACTCATCAATGCCTATTTCAATTGAATATAATATAAATTTTTAATGCAATCACCATTTTATTTCATCGTAAATCCGCTAAACAATAACAGATACAACAACACAAAGGAGATAGGAGGATTAGAGATTATTGTTAATACCTCAGAAGAAGAACACAAGTTCTCAAATAGACACGCTATTGTTGTTGAAGTTCCGTTAAGGTATAGTGGCCCAATCAAAGTTGGGGACACATTGCTTGTTCATCATAACTCATTCAAGTTTTACAATGACATGAAGGGTAGAAGAAAGAGCGGTAAGTCTTTTATTAAAGACAACATATTCTTTATTGACTCCGAACAGTTCTTTATGTATAAGAATGAGAACGGGTGGAATGCATACGATAGGTATTGTTTTGTCAAACCAATCCCGGCATCAGAATCTTATGTCAAGAAGCCATTTTCAAACGAACCACTCATGGGGGAAATGGTGTATCCAAATGAGTATTTGAAAAGTAAGGGGGTAAACTCAGGAGACATTGTTTGTTTTTCGCCCGATAGTGAATACGAATTTGATGTAGACGGAGAGAAGATGTACCGCATTTATGACCATCAAATAACGATTAAGTTATGATAAACTTTTTAGTTGTAGATGATTTCATTAATAATCCTCACTCTTACCTTAGCGATGTGCTACGCAATGAGTTCATTGATGTAACGATTGGAGAACAGACATTCAAGAATATCATGCCATTGCCTAATGATGATGAGTTTTGTAGGAATCTTTTATCAATGCTTGAGACTGATAAGTATGAAGTGGCATACAATTTCATTAGAAAGTCTCCATTAAATCAAGAGGAGCCTAATTTTATCCATACAGATGAAATGATGGGCGCAGTTACGGCTATTTTATATTTGAGTTATGAGCATCCCGATGATGACGGTACTACATTGTATGATGATGATTTGAAAAAAATGGCGAGATTCTATTCTAAATTCAATCGTGCAATTCTTTTTGATTCAAGAATTAATCATAGTAGGAATATTTTTCAAAACTTTGGACAGGATGACACAGCAAGGTTAGTTCAGGTAGCATTTTTAAAAACAAAATAATAATGCAAGATACAAAGTCAATAAAGTTAAAAATTATATCTGCGGGTTATAAGGCTGTAGAAGAGCTTATTAAAGTTGCTGAAGACGGTATAATAGGTTCAATTGATTCAAATGATGAGTTATCGGCAGATAAATTAAAGAATGCGGCGCAAGCTAAAAAATTAGCTATTTTTGATGCGTTTGAGATTCTAAATCGAATTGAGTCTGAAAAGGAAAACATTGAAATGTTAGAGAAGGGTTCAAGTAAAGTAGATTCAAAACAAGGTTTTGCAGAAAGAAGGTCAAAATAGTTTATACAGGGTTCTCGATGATTACGTTCCGCGTAATGTCATCCTTAAAAAGAATAAGGATAGGTCATGGGTATACGGATACGATGAGCAGCGAGATATGGTTGTCATTTCAAACTCAGGTCAGATAGGTGACATTATAAAAATAGCCGGATTAGTCATAGCGTTACCGTTACCGCCTGCGACCATTTATAAAAGAAGCCATAGATTAGTTGACCAATATTGGGAGAGAGAAGAACTACCAAAGGAGTTATCAAGGATTCAATCCATATTCCAATGGAATGATATGCCAAAGGAGTTTAAGAACAAGTGGGTTGAGTATATTGAAAGGCAGTTTGATTATCGCGAACAAGGTTTTTGGTTCATGAATAATGGACAGCCAACTTACATAACGGGCTCACATTGGATGTATCTACAATGGTCAAGTATTGACGTTGGGTACCCTGACTTCCGAGAGGCTAATAGAATTTATTGGATTTTTTGGGAGGCTTGCAAAGCTGATAGCAGATGCTACGGTATGGTGTATTTGAAAATCAGACGTTCAGGATTTTCATTTATGGCATCATCTGAGTGTATTAACATTGGTACACTTGCAAGAGATTCACGGATTGGTATACTGTCAAAGACAGGAGGTGATGCCAAGAAGATGTTTACTGATAAGGTTGTATTGATTAATACAAAGCTTCCGTTCTTCTTCAAGCCAATTATGGACGGTATGGATAAGCCAAAGACTGAATTAGCGTTCCGTTTGCCGGCATCTAAGATTACCAAGAAGAATATGTATGAGGTAAGTGATGAGTATATCGATGGGTTGAATACGACAATCGATTGGAAGAACACGGAGGATAACTCATATGATGGAGAGAAATTATTATTTTTGGCTCATGATGAGAGCGGTAAGTGGACAAAACCTCAGAATATTAAAGAGAATTGGCGTGTAACCAAGACTTGTTTGCGGGTTGGTAAAAATATTCTTGGCAAGTGCATGATGGGTTCTACATCAAACGCTCTATCTAAAGGAGGTCAAAACTTTAAAGATGTATATGAAGACTCAAGACTCAACACCCGAAATGCAAACGGGCAAACAAAATCAGGGCTATACTCGTTGTTTATTCCAATGGAGTGGAATATGGAAGGTTTTATCGACCTGTACGGTATGCCCGTTTTGCGTAAACCGTTTGAAAAAATAAAAGGAGTTGACGGAAGTTGGATAACAAACGGTGCTATTGATTTTTGGGAGGCTGAGGTTGACTCACTAAAGAATGATTCGGATGCCTTGAATGAATTCTATCGTCAGTTCCCAAGAACAGAATCACACGCATTTAGAGACGAGAGTAAACAAACACTATTTAACCTAACAAAGATATACGCTCAAATTGATTACAATGAGAGCATGATACGGGAACACTATATTACCCGTGGCTCCTTCCAATGGAAGGATGGTATACAAGATTCACAGGTAATATGGTGCCCCGACAAGAATGGTAGGTTCTACATAAGTTGGGTTCCGCCAAAGCATTTGCAGAATAATGTTTATTCAAGGAATGGAATAATTTATCCCGGTAATGAACATATGGGGTCATTTGGTTGCGACTCTTACGATATATCTGCGGTTGTTGATGGCCGGGGTTCTAACGGAGCTTTGCATGGACTTACTAAATTCCATATGGATGATGGGCCTGTAAACGAATTCTTTCTTGAGTATATAGCAAGGCCACAAACGGCTGAGATATTCTACGAGGAAATACTTATGGCCTGCGTATTTTACGGAATGCCAATTTTGATAGAAAATAATAAGCCAAGGTTGCTTTATCATTTTAAGAACAGAGGATATAGGGGTTTATCATTAAATAGACCTGATAAGCACTTTTCAAAACTCTCAAAGACAGAAAGAGAATTGGGAGGAATACCGAATACGTCTGAGGATGTAAAGCAGGCTCATGGTGCGGCTATCCAATCTTATATTGAGAAACACGTTGGAATTGATTTTGAAGGCAAATACAGGCCAACAGACGAGATGGGAACAATGCCATTTATAAGAACGCTTGAAGATTGGGCTAAGTTTGATATTAATAACAGAACAAAACATGATGCTACAATCAGTTCAGGATTGGCTATTATGGCTAATCAACGACATCTGTATGTTCCTGAGAAAAAAGAATCGAAAATTAGTCTTAATTTCGCAAGGTACAATAATCACGGTATAACAAGTCAGCTTTTAGAATGAAAGACATCCTCATAGATATAAAATCAACAGCCTTCCCATCGCAATTGGCTTCGGATTCTGAAAAGGAGTCTTGGAACTTTGGGTTACAGGTTGGTCAAGCAATACAATACGAATGGTTCAGAAAGGATGGTAATATCTGTCGATATTACGGTCAGTGGAGAGAGTTTCACCGTTTAAGGTTGTATGCCCGTGGAGAGCAGCCAATTCAAAAGTATAAGAATGAATTAGCTGTTGATGGAGACTTGTCTTATCTTAATCTTGATTGGACTCCGGTTCCAATCTTACCTAAGTTTGTAGATATTGTTGTTAATGGAATGTCAGAGCGTTTGTTCAAAGTAAAAGCATACGCTCAGGATGCAATGTCGCAAGAGCATCGCAACCAATATCAGCAACAACTTGAGGGACAGGTAGTATCAAAGGAGGTTCTTTCTATTATACAGCAGGAGACAGGAGCTAATCCATTTATGATGGAGCCTGATAAACTTCCTACAAATGACGAGGAGATGCAGTTGCATATGCAACTTATGTACAAACCTGCAATAGAGATTGCGGAAGAGGAGGCTATTAATACGCTACTTGATGACAATAAGTATCAAGACATAAGTAAAAGGCTGTACTATGATGCGACTACTATTGGGATTACAGTAGCAAAACATGAGTTTTTACCCGGAGCGGGCGTGCAGATTTCATACGTTGACCCTGCTAACGTAGTTTACAGTTACACCGAAGACCCTTACTTCAAGGATTGTTTCTATTGGGGTGAGATTAAAACTGTCCCATTAACTGAGTTGCCCAAGATAGACCCGACATTAACAAAAGAAGACCTACAATTAATATCAGAATCAAGTAGTCAGTGGTACGATTATTTTAATGTTGCTCAATTCTATCAGAACGATATGTTCTTCAGGGACACTTGTACGTTAATGTATTTTAACTACAAGACAACAAAAAGAATTGTTTACAAGAAAAAAAATCTTGATAACGGAGGTATACGCATAATCGAAAAGGATGAGAAGTTTAACCCACCAAAAGAGATGATGGAAGAGGGTAACTTTGAAAAAGTTGAAAAGGTAATTGATGTTTGGTACGAAGGCGTGATGGTTATGGGTACCAATATATTGTTGAAGTGGGAAATGAGTCAGAATATGGTTAGGCCAAAGTCTGCCACTCAACACGCAATACCAAACTATGTTGCTTGCGCCCCAAGAATGTACAAAGGTAATATTGAGTCTTTGGTTCGCAGAATGATACCATTTGCTGACCTTATTCAAATTACCCACCTCAAACTACAGCAAGTCATCAACAGGGTTGTACCTGATGGTGTGTTCATTGATGCAGATGGGCTTAACGAGATTGATTTAGGCACAGGAGCGGCATATAATCCTGAGGATGCATTGCGATTGTATTTTCAAACGGGTAGTGTTATTGGGCGTAGTTTTACTCAAGACGGTGAGTTTAATAATGCAAAAGTCCCAATCAAAGAACTTACATCAAACTCAGGGGCATCAAAAACTCAGATGTTGCTTGCCAATTATAACCATTACCTTGACATGATTAGGTCTGTTACCGGACTTAATGAGGCCCGCGATGGCTCCACGCCCGACCCTAATTCGCTCGTTGGCGTTCAGAAATTGGCGGCATTAAATTCAAATACAGCTACAAGGCATATACTTGACAGTGGGTTATACGTTTATCGCTCATTAGCGGAGGCGTTAACATATCGCATTAGTGACATACTTGAGTATGCTGACTTTAAGGATGAGTTTATTAATCAGATAGGGAAGTACAATGTTCACCTACTTGATGAAATAAAAGACCTTTACATATACGATTTTGGAATTTTTGTTGAAATAGCACCTGATGAGGAGCAAAAAGCACAACTTGAGGCTAATATTCAGATGGCTTTGTCAAAAGGCGACATTAATCTTGAGGATGCAATCGACATCAGGGAAATAAGAAATCTGAAACTTGCCAATCAGCTTTTAAAATTAAAGAGAGTTAAGAAGCAAGAGCGTGAAGAGAAAATGCAAATGCAACAGCAAGCTATTACGGCTCAACAACAAATGCAATCTCAACAACTTGCAGGTCAAACCGCTATGCAGAAAATACAGGCAGAAGGTCAAATGAAGATTCAGGTTAAACAGTCTGAAACAGAGTTTGAAATGTCTAAACTTCAGAGAGAGGCCGAATTGAAATTAATGCTAATGCAGAAAGAGTTTGAATTTAATATTGAACTTGCAAAAGCTCAAGGAGGAGCTATGAC